GGGATACCGAAGTGATGTGCATGCGTTGTTCTACACAACGAGGAAGGAGGAATTGCCTGTAATGAAGCTGTACATGGACGAGAACTTCCCCAAGGATGCATCGTTTTTTGCACTGGAGGAGATAGACAGCAACGCCATCTACGGGTACGAGCTGGTGCTTGAGCAAGTGAAGTGGTACGAGTCCTACGAAGACGTGAAAGCGTTCGATGCGTTCAAGACAAAGTACCTAGACCTGATAGCGGAGCAAGAGCCGGGCAAGCAATGGTGCTTTGAGTTTGTCCGCGTAGGCGAAGAGGTTGAGGATACTGAGTTTGAGCAGAACGACTCAGCGTACGTGCTGAGTGTGAGTAGGAAGATTGAGTGTGAATATTAACGAAGGAGTTAGAGATGAATGAAGAACGGAAGCTACAGAAGTCGAAGATTGCGCTGATGCGTAATCCGAAGTTCGCCCTGCTGTCGGGCATCCTGATGGTGGGTAAGACCAAGGTGGTGGATGGACTGCCGACTGCGTGCACCAACGGACGGGACGAGATGTATGGCCGCGAGTTCGTCAAGAGCTTGAGTGACAGGGAGTTGAACTTCCTCGTAGCACACGAGGGGTATCACAAGATGTACCGGCACATGACCACATGGCGCAAGCTGCACGACGAAGACCACGACCTAGCCAACCAAGCGTGTGACTACGTCATCAACATCCAGCTATATGACCTAGACCCGCACGAGTTGGTGATTGCTATGCCGAGGTATACGGAAGGGCCGCGCAAGGGTGAGCGCATGGGCCTGTGCGAGGAACGGTTCCGAGGTATGAACGCCAAGCAAGTCTTCGACATTCTCAAGCAGGAGAAGAAGGAGGGCGGTGGCCAAGGCGATGGTGACGATGACGGTGAGGGCGGTGGCCAAGGCGGTGGTGGGTTAGACGACCACGACTGGGCTGGTGCGAAGAACATGACCGACGCCGACAAGAAGGAGTTGCTCAAGGAGATTGACCAAGCAATCCGTCAAGGCATGATGGCGCATCAAAAGATTGCGGGAACTGGCGCAGGGGGCATCGACCGCGAACTCGAAGGCTTGCTTGAACCCAAGGTGGATTGGCGCGAGGTGCTACGTGAGTTTGTGAAAGCCACATGCAATGCCAAGGATGCGAGTAGCTGGCGTAGGCCCAACCGTAGATTCTTATCCACAGGCGTGTATATGCCTAGCATGATTGGTGAGAAGGTCGGCCATCTTGTGGTTGCCATCGACACATCGGGCTCCATTGGTGGCAATGAGTTGGCTGAGTTCTTGTCCGAGGTCAAAGGTATCGCCGAGGAGGTCAGCCCCGAGGTGGTGGACTTGTTGTACTGGGACAGTGCTGTGGCAGGGCATGAGGTGTACGAGAGTTCTGCGGTATCCAGCATCACGCAAAGCACCAAGCCCCGAGGCGGTGGTGGCACGAGCCCAAGCTGTGTATCTGCGTACCTGAAGGAGAAGAACATCAAGCCCGAGTGCATCATCATGTTGACCGATGGCTACGTGGGCAGCGATTGGGGTTCCGATTGGACAGCCGAGGTACTGTGGTGCATCGTAGGTGGTAACACCGAGGTCGCACCGAACGGGAAGACCATCCATGTCAACGACTGAATATGGCTACGACTCCAGTTGGAGTGACCCGAGGATGCCTGACTTTAGGTTGTGGCAGTACGAGGTTAGGTATGCGTTTAACCCCGCCGGGTATCAAGTGGTGAAGCAAAGCCTTCTCCACAAAGATGTTGCTGAGATATTAGTAAGTGGCCTGACGAAGGAAACGGCTGATGGCTACATCAAACTTTTGAAGGGGGAGTGATGGCAGTACCAACGGGGAAAGTGGAGTGGCTTACTGAAGGTCTCAACTCAGAAGGGTTATACCGAAACTACGGCGTAGTACAGCGCGGGTCTGACTACAGATGGGATGTGGTGTACGGCAGGACGTGGTGGAACAAGACCGAGTGCGAGCGGATAGCAACAGTGGACAGCCGCGATGCGGCAGTTGGATTTATCAAACTTTTGAAGGAGAACTGAAATGAGTATTAGTAGTAGCGCATTGTTAGTGGAGTTGAACATCAGCGTGTGGCCTGCGTCGAAGATTGACCGCGAGATTACCGACAAGGTAAACAACGATGCGGGGGCGGTACGTGGTGCGTCACAGACGAAGAAGAATCTGTTTGCAGGTACTAGCCTACGCAAAGACATCTCAGACTTTGCTGCACGGGTTCGGCTGTATCACAACAAGCACACGCTGCCGTGGGCTGACAAGGGTGAGCGGATGTTGCCGACGGCGTTGTTCATGGAATACAAGCAGACCATGAATGGGTTCGAGCAGACGTTCGACATGATGTGCAACAACTTCTACGTCGAGTACCCGAGGCTGGTTGCTGACGCGCCGACTGCGTTGCGAGGGCTGTACAAGGCTGAGGACTATCCCGACATCGACACGGTGAAGACCAAGTTCGGGTTCCGCCGTGCGGTGAAGCCTGTGCCCGAGGCTGGTGACTTCCGACTGGACATCCCTGCGTATGACTTGGAGGAGATGAAGGCCGAGTTCATTGCACAGCAGGAGAACAAGTTGGCTGAGGCGATGCGTGAGCCGTGGGACAGACTGCACAAGATGCTGGTCGGCATGTCTGAGAAGCTGACAGACCTTGAGGGCGAGGATGCGAAGAAGCGGTATCACGACACGCTGATTACCAACCCCATCGAGTTGTGCGCGTTGCTGACCAAGCTGAACGTGACGAACGACCCTGCGCTGGAGGAAGCACGTAGGCAGGTAGAGCTAACCATGATGGGCACGGACATCGAGAGCATCAAAGAGGATGCGAGTTCGCGCAGTGAGTTGAAGTCCAAGGTGGACGCGATTCTCGGTAAGTTCGAGTGGTAAGAGTAACAACATAGGAGTAAGACATGAACATATTTGAATTCAACAACGTGACGCTGAGCCCCGAGGTGGTCAAGCAGGGTTACAACAAGGGCAACCTGAAAGCCCATACCCTGCTGAAGCAGACGATTGTGAAGCTGGCCCCGATGTATCCGCTGTGGCAGTTCGTAGTGCCGCATGTGAACATGGGTGACGAGGTGCAGGTGTTCAAGGTAATGGCAAGTGGGGAGGAGCTTGGCACTATCAGTCGCATGTATCACGGGAAAGGCTATGTTGTCACGGTCAGCAACCACCGCATAACCGAGAGCAGAACACGGGGTAGCGAGTACAAGACCAAGGATGTGGACAAGGCCGTACTCAAGGTCAAGAAAACATTCGCCCCGCGCAACCCGAAAGAGCGGTTAGAAGAAGCGCATAAGGAGGCAAAGCGTTTCCTTCACCGGCAGGAGCATGGTAAAGAACAAGAGCTTTCTACACACAAGTACCGCATCAAAGAGGCAATGCTTTCCTACACGATGGGTGCAGGGTATGAGGGGTTCCTAGCCCATGTCCACACGTTGGAGCCGCGCGTTAGGGACAGCCTACTAGGGAGCATACAAGACCAAGAACAACTACGCATGGAGGTGAAGTCCATCGAGGAGATTCGCCGCCAATTTGATAATGAAATCACAGCTTTGGTTGTGCGTGACTCGGGTAAATACCTAGTTAGAATAAATGACAATGTACAAATTTACGATGACAATACATTGCCTGAGAGCATGAAAGGAAAACTAGGCATGCTCAAGTTAGTGGACGCTGGATTCTTCCTCAGTGACGTAGGTTGCCGAGTGAACGACGAGGTGTTTGTTGTGAAAGCAGATGAAGGAGAGCAAGCATGAAAGTATATGGAGAAGACCTACCCAAGGTAGTGATGAAGAGCTACGAAGAAATAGCGGAAGAGATGGGCATGACCCTGACACCTGAGATGCGTAAGTTTGCATGGCTTGTTAACCACTACGCCCTAGTTACTTTTTGGGCAAGTGCAAAGCGGCAGATGGAATTGCAGCAGGAAGTATTGCATGGGTTTATGGACAAGGAGCAAGCATGAAATACATCGCTGACTTCTTCGCACTGGTGGGGCTTGTCTGCACCATCCTAGTGGTGGGGTTCTACACGGGCTACACCACATACCAACCCGAGTGCTACACCGTGGCATCCGTATTTACCAAGGAGTGCAAATGATACCGACCTGCAAACTGCGCTTTGTTGAACGTCGCTATTACCACGTTTCCGAGCTGGAATACGAAACGGTCCGCATCCTCCAGCAATGGTGGGAAACGGAAGAAGATGGTGGTAACCCAGTAACAAGAAGTGAATGGTGTCCGGGCGAATGGCGCGACGTACCACTTGAAAAGGAGCAAGCATGATTGCAATGATTAAGCGCGTAATGGCTACGCCCACACCGCTGGAGATGGCCGCGCGAGAACTGGTGCAAGCGCAGCGGGCCAAACTTGAAGCCGAGTCCGCACGCGAGTACGCCTTCTCGATGGTGGGTTACAACGACGCCCGCATAGCCCGGCTGCGCAAGCGCATGAGCGAACTGCAAGGAGAGCAAGCATGAAGTACCGCAAAAAGCCCGTAGTCGTTGAGGCCGTGCAGTGGTTCAAGCACGGCGACCACCCTGAAGTATTGCGGACAGCATATAGCCCAAGCGAGGGATGGATTGACACACTAGAAGGCGGCCACACAGTCACCCCCGGCGACTACATCATCACGGGCGTGAAGGGTGAACACTACCCCTGCAAACCTGACATCTTTGCAATGACCTACGAACCTGTTGAGGAGCAAGCATGACCGACGAAGAGTGGTTGGATGCTGTAAACGTAAGCATCGCAAGAATTAACCATGTCATACGCACATCGGGCGGAAACCACTTTTGGGACATGAAGACATTCAAAGAGATGGTGACTGTTTTGAACGGCCCCCCAAGACCCGCATGGCCCCCTACGAGGGAGCCTTTTGACTACAGAGACTGGCAAAAAAGGAGCAAAGCATGACCGACGACGAAGACGATGACATGATTTTCAATTTTGCGTTTACTGCGGTAGCCATATTCACTGTGCTGTTTGTGGTGGGCAGTGTTGGCGCAATCATATGGAGCTGGCTATGAGACAAGACGAGCGCAAGGTAGTCAACGTAGGCGGGGTATGGAACACGCATCCGCATTGGGCTACGCTGGGTTGGGGTAGCGGCATAGACGCAGGGGTGAAGCGTTTGGAACTCATTGCCGAGGACTGGACGTTCACTTTTAGAGCCGTGGAACAACGATGGCCTGCATCTTGTTATGAACTAGACGGTGCAATGAATTTACACAAGAGGTACGGGCCATGAGAGTACTACGCATAACAGGCAATGACCGGAAGTGGAGCGCAAAGCTGGAGTCGGAGTGGGACAGGGATGACCGACACCACAAGGATGCAATGGCTGCGTTTGCGGACGACATTCTTGACCTGACCGGCACGCGCAACTACTACCTTGACCGCGATACCTTGCTGGAGCTGTACGACATGTACATGGACTACAAAACGGAGAAAACATGACAACCGTTGTAGATGACTTAAAAGTCACTGCGCATGTGGAAGATGGCTGCAAGTGCCCTAGGTGCTGGCACTACACCTATGTGGGGTTTCTTAACTATGACGGGCTGTGCGACAGGTGCTGCCGTACGTTGATTGACCACTACCCCGACCATGAGAGCGTGCCGCACATCATTGACAACTGGAACAAACAGAAGGAGCAACTATGAAAACTGAAGAAGACGAAGCGTTCGACGAGCTTGCGAAGAAGCAAGGCATGTGGGGCGGTGGCTTTCAGGCCAAGCGTGCAGCGGCTGCGGACAAGTTGCAGGACGGTAAATGCAAATGCGTATGCCATGATGGATGCGCTGCTTGCAGGCAAATGGCACAGCCAGCGCAGGAGCCTAATTATTGGCTTGGATATGGATTGCAAGCGCATGCAAAGAAGCCGTTTGAAAACGCCACTGCTCTTTACACCGCCCTACCAAAGCGCCCGTGGGTAGAGCTGACGGGTTTTGAGCAAAAGGAGTTAATGGCAATGACACCGCGTGAGGCAGTATTTGCAACTGAAGCCAAACTCAAGGAGAAGAACAATGGGTAAAGATGAAGCATTGAAACAGGCGCTTGAGGCGTTGGAAAAAATAGCGTATGTCACAGCGATGAATTATGAATACCAACGATGGGCAAGAGAAGCCATCACCGTCATCACAGCAGCCTTGGCACAGCCAGCGCAGGAGCCAACAGGGATGCTGCACATTGAACGGCTAGACAAATGGCTTGATGCTAGTTTGAAGGAGCGCAAGCAGCGCGAATGGGTAGGGCTGGCATCAGAAGACCGACTATGCGCTAAGTACATGCAAGAAGCGCCTGATGGCATTGAGTCTGTGATTGATTACATCGAAGCCAAGCTCAAGGAGAAGAACAATGGGTGAGCCAATCCTTGGACACCGCAACAACGGTGAGCCGATTTATGAGACCAAGAATGGCTACGTCTACACGGCTGCTTGCATTGTTTGTTGTAAGTGCAACGCCTTAATCCGGGGCATGGGCGGGCCGCAGCACGGCAGCTTCTGCGTACCCTGTTATGAAGCCAAGATGAAGGAGAAGAACAGTGATTAAGGAAGACAACATCCACTCATGCAGCTACTACTGCCGTCGCCCCGAGTGCATCAAGGCGCAACGGGATGAACTGCGGGACACGCTGAAGTCAAAGGGAGAAGAACACCTTGGCGCTTTTGCCGATGGGTGGAACTCGGCCCTCAACATGGCGGCTATGCGTATCAACGAAATCAAAGGCTTTGAGAAAGCTACGCAAGATAGTTTTGCGGTGTTCATGCAGGGGCTAAAGAAATGAAGCCCTACGGAAGCACAGTTGCCGACATCCTCAAGGTGTTGGAAACCGTTGGCCCTATGACGCGCAGCGAAATATGCCACCAACTAGGACTCGACCGGATGAACTGCTCGGCGGTGATAACCCGCATGGCGAAAGCTGGGCCGAAGACACCAAGGCGTTTGCATATTTCAGGCTACACGCATGACAGTGAGCACGGTAGGTGTTACCCCCGCGCTATCTACGACTTGGGTGACAAGCCCGATGCGAAGAAACCGAACCGGCAAGAGAACCGGAGAGAAGCCCGTAAGCGCAGCGACAAACGCCGTGCCGTGCACAACACGATGAATTTTGTATTTAACCTTGCAGTACCGCGCCGACTGTATCGACCGTCTAACCAACCGAAGGAGTAAGCATGCTAAGTATCGAACATCAACAAATGCTTGTATGGGCAGCACGCCCCAAGCGTGAGGACTTCAACATCGACAACGCGGAGCTGAACGAAGTCATTGAGACCATCCGTAAGTCAGCACCGGATGAGTTCCACAGTGGAGCCACGGTGCGAAGCCGCAAGTTTTACGACGAGCCAAGGAGCGAACTGCTTACCCCCAACAACGGCTACGTGCGTTCACGTAGGTCTAACGTCTACTAGGAGAAAACAAATGGCAACCGGAATCGAACACCTGAAACTTACACCAAAGCGCAAAGGACGAGGCCCCAGTAAGAAGCCTGCGTTGTTTGCCACGAGCCTGCGTCTACCAAGGAACGTGCTGGACTATTTCAGCACGCACCACCCGTACACAAAGCAGGCCAAGATTCGAGAAATTCTTACCGAGTACGTAACCAACCAACAAGGAGTTAGCAATGGCAATCCATAAAAACAGCGCGGCACACAAAGTCCGCGAGTACAGGAAACTGAACCCCCAAGCAACGGCTGAAACAGTAGCCAAAGACCTAGGCATAAAGCCTAGCATTGTGCATAGCACGAAGCACCGAGACAAAAAGTTTGGGACCCCTAAGCGCAAGTACACGAAGCGGGCTAAGACGTTTGTGCTGAACCCACAACAAGTAATGGCGATGCAAAAAGTACCCGAAGGTAAGTGGACACCGGTAGCTGTGGTTTCAAGCAACACCCCGTTCGACCCAGCATTGCCCATCACGATGGAAGAGCCCAAAGCAGATATGGTCAACCACCCGCCCCACTACAAGGTCGGCGGTATCGAGGTCATCGACTTCATCAAGGCTAAGCTGACACCCGAGGAGTTCCGTGGCTACCTGAAAGGCAACGTGCTGAAGTACACGAGCCGAGCAGGTCACAAGGACGATGCGGGGCAGGACATCGGCAAGCTGGTGTGGTACGCAACCAAGCTACAGGAGGCCCAAACGACCTAGCGTATCTAGGGAAAACCCCAACCGCCTTCGGGCGGTTTTTTGCGTCTATTGTTGACAAAGTCCAATAGTGTGCTACAGTGGGGGCCTGAAAACTACTGGAGCATTAGATGGCAGCAACGCCTGAACTAGGGTACAATACTCCTGAACCTTGGAGAAAATTATGACCCCTGAACAACGTGTTAATTGGATGGCGGCGCGTACTACGCATGGCGGCTATTTGGGCGGTAAGGAACGGCCTGAACACTACACTTGGCGCACTATGGTTGCTCGGTGTACCAACCCTAACCAAAGCGCATACGAGTACTACGGTGCTCGGGGTATAAAAGTCTGTAAGCGATGGTTAAAGTACGAAAACTTTCTTGCGGACATGGGGGAACGCCCAAGCTTTGAACACAGTTTGGAGCGAATAAACACCAACTTAGGCTACAAACCGAGCAATTGCCGCTGGGCTACACGTAGCGAACAGCAAAAAAACAAGACATCCACACGGTGGTACTCCAACGGTGTATTTACTGGAACGCTAGTGGAGTGCGCGGCGTTAGTGGGGGTAAGTAAAGAATTAGCGCACTGGCGGTGGAAACAATGGGGTTCTTTTCAAAAGGAGGTTGTATGGCACGAACTCCAGAGGTAGCTGTCAAGGCCAAAATCAAGGCCATCCTCAAAGAGCATGGGGTCTACTACGCGATGCCGATTGGCACGGGGTATGGCAATGCAGGAGTACCCGACTTCCTATGCTGCATCAACGGTAGGTTCTTGGCTATCGAAGCCAAAGCCAACGGCGGCAAGACCACCGCACTCCAAGACAAAAACCTCCGCGACATTGAATCCGCTGGGGGCATCACTTGCGTACTCAACGAAGACAACGTATCCGCCCTTGGGGCCTATCTTAACCTTATGGAGGAGAAAAAATGAGCGAACTATCAGCAGGTGTACGTGCACTACTAGGCCGTATGGAATCCAACCCCGACGAGTTCTATGGGGATGCCAGCAAATGGAACTTCATGTTTGCCGCCAACTTCCGCGATGTGATGACCGAGCCCGAGAAGGGTGCATTGCATGAAGGGCTAAAGAACGTGCGGCGCAAAGAGTTTGACGAGCTTGTCATGCGCAGGATACTGCGGGACGAAGAGAACGAAAAGATGGAGCAGATGCGGTCGTTTGGTGCGGCGCAGATAAGGGCAGAGGGGCAAAAAATTGCTTACGACCAAACCACCACTAGGCAAGGCTTGCTTATCTCCCACCACACCACCACTCGCAACCCGTTCGTATGAATATTATTACGATTGACTTTGAGACCTACTACTCCTCGGACTACGGGCTGAAGAAGTACACCACTGAGGAGTACATACGTAACCCACAGTTTGAGGTTATCGGTGTTGCAGTACAGGTAAACGATGGTGAGCCCAAGTGGTTCACCGGGGATTCCCTCAGCACCTATGCTTTCTTGCAGAACTACGACTGGAGTAACTCGCTTGCGTTAGCCCATAACGCTATGTTCGACGGGTTCATCCTGTCTAACCACTTTGGCATCAAACCCAAGGGGTGGCTGGATACGCTCAGCATGGGCCGTGCACTGCACGGGACAGAGGTAGGCGGCAGCTTGGCTGTGCTGTCCTCCCATTACGGCCTCGGCGTTAAGGGTACGGAGGTAGTCAATGCTATAGGGCTGCGCCGCGAGGCGTTCCCCGCCGACCAGCTTGCACGGTACGGTGATTACTGCAAGAACGATGTGACCCTGACGTGGAAGCTGTTCAATGCCATGAGCGGGGAGTTCCCGCCGACTGAGTTGCGACTCATTGACCTGACCATAAAGATGTTCACCGAGCCGGTGTTGCGGTTGGATAGGGTGGTATTGGAAGAGCACTTGCATAAGGTTAAAACCAGCAAAACGAACATACTGGGGCACTACGACAAAGACGTTCTAATGAGCAACCCAAAATTTGCTCAGACATTGCAATTCTATGGTGTAAGTCCACCAATGAAAAAGAGCCCCACCACGGGCAAGCAGACGTATGCGTTCTCCAAGACCGACGAGGAGTTCAAGACGTTGCTGGAACACGAGAACCCTAACGTGCAAGCTCTAGTAGCTGCGCGGCTAGGTACAAAGTCCACCATCGAGGAGACCCGCACCGAGCGGTTCCTTGGGATTGCCAATCGGGGAGCATTGCCTGTGCCCCTGCGCTACTACGCAGCACACACGGGGCGTTGGGGCGGCGACGACAAGGTGAACCTACAGAACCTGCCGCGTAAGTCAGAATTGAAGTACGCCATCATTCCCCCTGAAGGCTACGTGATACTGGACTCAGACTCTTCGCAGATTGAGGCACGGACGTTGGCATGGCTGGCTGGACAGAATGACCTAGTACAAGCGTTTGAGAACGGCGAGGACGTGTACAAAATAATGGCCTCGGCCATCTACGTCAAGCCTGAAGCTGAGATTACCAAAGACGAGCGGTTCGTGGGTAAGACCACCATCCTCGGTGCGGGGTACGGCATGGGTGCAGCTAAGTTCCAAGCCCAGCTCAAGAACTTCGGCGTTGAAGTCACCCTAGATGAAGCCAAGCGCATCATCGACACGTACCGCACAACCTACCCGCAGATTGTGGCGTTGTGGGGGGCAGCAGGTACTGCGCTCAAGGCAATACTACAGAAGCAGCAAACGTCCCTTGGACGCGGTGGTCTCTTATCCGTTCAGGGTGAGAACGGCATCATCCTGCCGAATGGCTTGCGCTTGAAGTACCCCAACCTGCGGTTGCATGAAACTGAAGAGGGTAAGACCGAAATCGTCTACGACACCAAGAAGGGCAAGGCCACTATCCCCAACCGCATCTACGGCGGCAAGGTGATTGAGAACGTCTGCCAAGCCATAGCCCGTATCATCATCGGTGAGCAGATGCTGATGATTGCCAAGAAGTACCGTGTGGTGATGACCGTCCATGACGCCATTGCCATCATCGTGCCCAAAGCCGAGGCTGAAGCTGCTAAAGAGTACGTTGAACTATGTATGCGCCTACGTCCCCAGTGGGCGCTTGAATTACCTTTGAACTGTGAGGCTGGATATGGAACAAGCTATGGAGATTGTTGACTACGCGAAACCCTGCATGAATGCAGAGCGGGCACTGAAGGACGCACACAACGCTGTGCTTAACAATGACTTTGATTTGGCCTTGGTGAAGACTATGGATGCGCTGGTAAGCGTGCGCCTGATGCAAAACGCACTGCGCCACATGAAGGAAAAGAATGGCTAGGCGGCAGCGAGAAGTCCGTGCACTGCTACACGCCTACCCCGAGGGGTTAACGGCGAAGCAAATTGCCGACCAGCTTGAAGCAGACATTGTGAACATTCACGCTGTATTGAAGCTGATGGTGGACACCTACATCGTGGGTTGGACGGAGGGAAGACCACGGGCTCTATGGGCTGCGGCTGTCATCCCTCAAGACTGCCCCCGACCAATGAAACAAGACCGTGTATTGAAAGCCTACGCAAGATGAGAAAACTACTTAGAACCTTTATCCGGTGGGTGCTACGAGACGAGGATAGTGACCGTCCTAAGTTGGCCTCAGCGACAAGTTTCGACCAAGACGCACAAGCAAAATTTAGGCTCGGTGTGGTACACGCTATGAACGGGCGGCTGCTGGAAGTAAGCACGTACAAGCATAACCCTCACGGCCCTGATTGGACAACCGAGCTGTTCATCGTCCCTGAGGACCAAACCCTTGCACAGTCAATCACCACCATCCTAACCCTCAAGAGCGTCAAATAATGAAACCCATCGTCTGGTCATTCAGTAGCCTAAAGACATTCCAGCAATGTCCAAGGAAGTACTACCACAGCAAGATAGCCAAGGATGTAGTTGAGCCTGACACGCAGGCTACGCTGTACGGCAAGTCGGCCCACACGGTGGCCGAGGAATACATCCGCGATGATGTGCCAGTTCCCCCCGCCTTTGAGTACATGAAGGCTACGCTGGACGTGCTGAAAAGCATCGAGGGTGAAAAGCTGTGCGAAGTGAAGCTGGGGCTGACCAAAGACCTAGAGGCTTGCGACTTCAATGCGCCGGACGTGTGGTGGCACGGGATAGCCGATCTGGTCATCCTCAACCGTGAGAAGGGTATTGCCTACTCACTGGACTACAAGACGAGCAAGAGCGCACGGTATGCGGATGTGAAGCAACTGGACATCGTTGCCTGCGGCCTGTTTGCCAAGTTCCCGGAGATACAGAAGGTGAAGTCCGGCCTTGTCTTTGTGGTGAGCAAGGAGTTCGTGCGGGCTGTGCACCACCGAGAGATGCTGGACAAGTACCTAGAGAAGCCAGCACAAGACGTTGCCCGTATTGAGGCAGCGGTAAAGAACGGGGTATGGAACCCCATCAGCGGCCCGCTGTGCAAGTTTTGCGCAGTGAAGCAGTGTGAGTACAACAGGAGCTAGCAATGAACGCAATGACCAACCAAGAAACCGACACCGCCCTCATCCTTGAGAACGAACTGCAACGCCGAGTAAAACAAGTCCTTGGTAGTGTGGTGCTCGAAGTGGTGAACCAAGCAATGGAAAGGCGATTTACCACGCAAAAGGAGCACATGCTGATGGAGATTTCTATGTCAGTTGGTAAGATGCTGCGGGTGATTGAGGAAGAGGGCCGCAACCCCCTTTGGCAGTCAACCCCCGAGGAATTTGCCCACCTAAAGAAAGATCGAAACCATGCCGTACGTGAACAAACCCCGTGATGTGGTCTCGTGCTTAGTATGCGGGGATAAGTTTACACAGCGTAGTAGCAACCATGTTTATTGCGGTAAGGAGTGCAAGCGTAAAGAATACAGGGAACGTGGGCCTGAGACCACGGAACGACAGTACGCGCTAATCAGTGGAAATTGGGAAAAATATTTTGGTCGGCTATGCACTAGGGCGTTTCGCCGAGACCTTCTTAGCAAGCATGACTGTGTTGCACTGCTAGCAGCACAAAAATACAAGTGTGCGTTGACTGGGGTAGAACTTACGTGTACGCTAGAAAAAGGCACGGTTTGTAAGACAAATGCAAGCATAGACCGGATTGACCCAAAAGGCCCGTACACAAAGGACAATGTTCAGCTTGTGTGCGCAGCCATCAACAAGCTGCGGGTAGATATGTCCGTGGATGACTTTATTAACTGGTGTAAGAAAGTGAGTGAATATGCCGTACGTAAATAAAAAAAGACCCTATGCGCATGAATATCAAATGCAATTAAAACGAGGCGAAGAGAAGCCCCGCCTTGAGCGCCAACGTGCCCGCACCGCGATGGACAAGAAAGGTGTTGACCGCACTGGTAAAGACATCGACCACGCAATCCCCCTGTCCAAAGGGGGCACAAACGCTGCGGGTAACCTGAAGCTGAAAAGCCCCAGTGCCAACCGTTCTTTCTCCCGCAACTCAGACCACACGGTCAAAGTCAACAAGCCCAAAAAATGAACCTATCAGAGTATGAGTGGCCCCGTCCACACGGGTTCACCCCGTTCGCACATCAGAAGTTAACCGCCGAGTTCCTATTAGCAAACCCCAAAGCCTTTTGCTTCAACGAGCAGGGTACAGGCAAGACAGCATCAGTGATTTGGGCCGTGGACTACCTCATGCAGGTTGGTCTGGTGAAACGAGTGTTAGTGGTATGCCCCCTGTCCATTATGAAGTCGGCTTGGCAGGGTGACCTGTTCAAGTTCGCTATCCACCGCACGGTATCGGTAGCCTACGGCAGCGCAGAGAAGCGCAAGGAAATCATCAAAGGCAATTCAGAGTTCGTCATCATCAACTTCGATGGGGTCGGCATCGTCAAGAAGGAAATCCTTGCCGGTGGGTTCGACTTGATTGTGGTGGACGAAGCGTCTGCGTATAAGAACGCACAGACAACCCGCTGGAAGGTCATGCGTGACCTGAACAAAGCCATCAAGGGCCTGTGGATGCTGACGGGTACACCCGCTGCGCAATCGCCTGTGGATGCTTACGGACTAGCTAAGCTAGTCAACCCCAAGTCTGTGTCGCCGTTCTTTGGGCAGTTCAAGGACACGGTGATGACCAAGGTGAGCATGTACCGCTGGGTTCCCAAGCCCAACTCCAGCCAGCTTGTTGCCAACATCCTCCAGCCCGCCATCCGGTTCGAGAAGAAGCAGTGCCTTGACCTACCTCCGGTGACGTTTGTTGAGCGTGAAGCGCCGATGACGCCCCAGCAGATTAAGTACTACAACGTACTACGCAAGCAGATGCTGATTGAGGCCGACGGGGAAGAAGTCAGCGCGGTCAATGCTGCGGTGCAAATAAACAAGCTGCTGCAAATTGCAGGCGGCGCGGTGTACACCGACAAGGGCGAAGTCATTGAGTTCGACGTGAGCAACCGACTGAACGTGGTACAGGAAGTCATTGAAGAATCGAGCCACAAGGTGCTGGTGTTTGTGCCCTTTACGCACACTATCGAACTACTGGAGAAGCACCTGACCAAGCACGGAATAACGTGCGAGGTTATCAACGGTGATGTCAGCGTCAACATGCGCTCCGACATTGTGAAGCGGTTTCAAGAGCAGGCCACAACCAAGGTACTGCTCATACAACCCAAGGCTGCATCCCACGGGTTAACCCTGACTGCTGCAAACACCATCATCTGGTACGCTCCTTGTACTAGTGTGGAAACCTACCTCCAAGCTAACGCACGCATCGACCGCCCCGGTCAGGTCAACAACATGACCATCGTGCACATCACAGGCAGTCCGGTTGAAGCCAAGATGTACTCCATGTTGCAGGGCAACATAAAAAACCACAGCAAAATCATCGACTTGTACCGACAAGAAATTTCTTCGGACAGTCCTTGACAATGTCAAAAGCTGTGTTATAGTTCTCTTCGTGGGGAAAGCGGATGCTGTGACGGCAGAAGCGAGTTGAGCGTCCTTGCTCATTTCACAGACGAAACGAGTACCCACACCTTTATCAACCTGTTAGGAGCAAACAATGAAACACACACTTTTAATCATCGCCGCCGCTTGCGCACTCGTCGCTTGTGGCAAAGACGAAGTCAGCTTCGCCTCACTGGAAGAAGCCAAGGGCACAGCGCGTGAGAACGCAATGTGGAACGCACAACGCTATCGGCAGGACAACATCCTGTACAAGGGCTGGGACATCGTAGGACGGGGTGACTCAACTCAGGACAACTCCTGCCCGCAAGGTGATGGCTGGGCTACATTGGAGTTCGTGAACCCTGCGAAAACCCAACTCATCAAGGTTAAGTGCTCGACCGTATCCGGCAACACCGGATGCTTGGAAGACGCCGACTTCAAGAGCAAGCCGTTTGCGTCTGATGACGGTCACTGCCAAGCTACCAACAAGGTGCCCTACCCGCTGCCGAAGGTGGCTAAATGATGATGCTTGATGCACTTATCGCCCTTGGCGTTATCGTTGTTGGAACTGTCTGCTACTGGACGGGGTTTCAAGTTGGTCGCCTGACTGCCCGCAAATAATTTTTACTGGAGTAAACAATGGACGAAGCAGTTCAGGGGGAAGCACCCCCAGTTGATATGGACAAGCTAGCTGCCGTGTACATCAAGATACGCGACAAGCGGGCTGTAGCAAAGAAAGAGTTCGAGGCCAAGGACGAGGCCCTCGAAGAGCAGATGCAAGTTATCGCCGAAGAGATGCTTGAAGCATGCAAGCGCATCGGAGCCGACAGCATCAAGACCCCACACGGCACAATCATTCGCTCGGTTAAGTCACGGTACTGGACGAACGATTGGGATTCAATGTACACGTTCATCGAAGAGCAAAGTGCATTCGGCCTGTTGGAGAAACGACTTCATCAAACCAACATGAAGGACTTTCTTGCAGAGAATCCAGACCTGTATCCCGTTGGTCTCAACGTGGAGAATTCTTACACCGTGCTAGTTAGACGTTCAAAGGAAAATTGAAATGAGTGACGAAGTAAGTGCAGACCATAGGCTGCGTATCCAAGCTATGCAAATGGCGGTAGCGGCTTGCCATAAGGACCAAGACAAAAACTTAATTTTGCTGGCCCAAGACATCTACACGTTTTTAACCGGAGCAACGAAATGAGCAACATTGCTTTACTAAACCAAGACCTCCCCGACTTCCTGCAAACCGCTGGGGTCAGTGAGCTTACGAAGCAACTCGCTGGTCGTACCGGCGTTAAGCGCATCGTGCCGAAAAACGGCATCTTCCGCAAGGTAGTCGGCGGCGAAGAGATGGGTAAGGTCAAGGGTGACCTCAACGTCATCGTGGTCAACGCATCCCCCAAAGTCGGGCGTATCTTCTACGCCAAGCAATGGAGTGCTG